TTAGCTGGCGGTGCCCAGCTCCCGCTGAAGGTGCTCCAGCACCCGATCGAACATCTTCGGTAGCAACTGCTGCACCTCGTCGAGGCTGGCCCACTTCACCTCGGCCAGCTCGTCCTCGTCACCGACGAACACGTCGAGCTTCCCCGTGGGGTAGCAGGCGAGGTAGACCATGGTGCGGCCGGTGTTCGGGTGGACGCGGCGGCCGATCTCCCGTTCGGCGGCCCTCACCAGTAGCCCGGTTTCCTCCTTGACCTCGCGGACGGCGGCGTCGGCCGAGGACTCCCCGGGTTCGATCTCACCGGCGATGAACGTCCACGGCGGGTTGCCGTCGTTGCGCCGGCCGATGAGCACGCCTCGCTCACTGGTGACGATGCTCGCGACAACGGGGCTGCGTTCGGGCGTGGTCGCGTCTTCGGGCACGTGGTCCCCCTTCTCGGTGCCGGCCGGCCGCCGGCCGGCGATGAATCGGTCGACGGCGCCGGTCGACACCATGCGGTATCGGCCGATCTCGGTGAGGTACCAGTCCACGCCTTCTCGGCCGAAGTGGCCGTGGTCGACCAGGCGACGGATGGTTTGGCCGCTGTCGTTGAAGCCGGCGTCGACGAGGCGCGCGCGGACCTGGTTGATGGTCAGGTATCCGCTCTCCGCCACGTCATCTCCCAGGTCTTCCAGGTCTTGCAAGTTGACCAATGGTCGCATGGCAAGGCCCGGCGAGGGAGCAGGCGGGGGACTCAACATGTGAGCACTCTACCAAGCTTTCCAACCTTTCCAAGTTGTGTCATGCTGGCCGGCATGGAGTACCGAGTGGACCTCTACGCCGCCGACGGCGTGTACCAGGACACCGTCGGGTTCGTCGCCCGCAACGAAGTCGAAGCCGTGATCACCGCGCGCGGCCTGGTCGTCGCCAAGGGCCTGGACCGTGCCCGCGTGTGGCGCAGGGACGGCGCCGGCCAGCTCCAGCACATCGAGTGGGTTGGGGCGGAGCGATGAGCGCCCGCCGTGGTGAGCGCCGCGCCCGTGGCCGCATCTACCTGATCGCCAGCTTGGTGCTGGTGGCCCTGTCGTTCCCGCTCGACGACGCTGCCGGGCTGGTGTGCTCTCTCTCGGGCGTCGCGTTCAGCGTCGCCGCCCTGCGGAACCTGCGCGGGGGTGCCCGATGACCGCCCGCCGGCCGTGGCTCAAGCACCTGCCCATCGGCATCGCGCTCACCCTCATCGCCGGGGTGTGGTTGGCCGGCGCGGTGTGGTCGTTCGAGGAGCAGACCCACTACGCCAAGGCGAACGGGTTCACCACCCCGCAGCTGCTGCCGCTGGTCCTCGACGGGATGGCCGTGGCGATGGCCGCCGTGTCGTGGGCCGCGAGCCTCGACGCCCGGCCGGCGGTGTTCGCCCGCCTGGTCACCGCCGTCGCCATCACGGCCAGCTCCGCGTCCAACGGCGCGTGGGCGTGGACCCGCTCCGACGGTGACGAGCAGACCATCGTCCTCGCCGCCGCTGTGCCGGTGTTGGCGATGCTGGCGTTCGAGGTGCTGCTGTCGGAGGTGCGCCGGCAGGTGCTGCGCCGTCGTGGTCAGCCGGGTCCGGTGGTGGTGATGCCGCCGCGTCTGATCCGGGTGGCGCTCGCCCCGTGGTCGACGCTGCGCGACTGGCGTCGGCTGGTGTTGGACGCGACGGACCCGCGCAAGTCGTTCGCGCCGGTCGCGCAGCCTGACCGCGCACCGGCCGTGAAGGTCGCCGCGCACGTTCCCGCGCAGCCGGTCGCGCAGCCCGCGCAGCCGCCTCGCGCACCTGAGGTGGAGCCGCCGCGCATGCCCGCGCGGGTGCAGCTTCCGCAGGTCGCGCAGGCTCCCGCGCGGCGCGGGCACGTCGTTCTGCGCACCCCCACGGAGCCGGTCACGGAGCCGTCGGCCGACGAGCGCGAGGCGGCTCTGGAGCGCGCGGTCGCGCGGGTGCGCGGCGGAGAGACGAAGCGCGCGGCTGCCCGCGCGGAGGGCGTCCCGGACTCGACTCTGCGCGACCGGTTGAAGCAGACCAACGGCCACTCGTTCGAGCCGGTCGCCACCCCATAAGCGCGGTGCCCGGTCCCACCTCCTACAGCCGGGCCGGGCACCGCCTCCAACCCCACGAGGAAGGAACCACCAATGTCCCAGACCGACATCGTCCTGGTCACCCGGGACCGCGCGCCTACCCGGCACCAGCCGGGCGATCACATCCACAGCCGCTGGCCGGGCGACGAGACGCTGGTCGCGAACGGTGCCGTCGCCGCCATGGTGCTGGTCGGCGGCGGAACGCTGATCGGCGGGTTCACCGGCCGGCTGGAGGTCGAGTCGCCGGTCACCGCCGCGCTGATCTTGCTGCTGTACGCGCTCGCGTGGGTGGCGCTGCGGGCTCGCCGCAACGCCGACCGTCACGCCGCACCCGCCGGGGAGCTGTCGTGAGCGTGGACGTGACGCAGCGTGAGGCTGCACTCTGCAATGCAGACTTCCCCGGCGGGGCCGCTGAGCGTGAGATCGACTCGACGGGGGCGGAAAGTCTGCACTCTGCAATCACCGACGGTGATGACCGGCCGACCACGACGGGCGAGTGGCTGGCCCGATTCGGCGACTACTGCACCCCGCCAGCGTTGCTCACCGAGCGCCGCCCCGCCGTCGAGCAGATGCGTCTCTACGCCCGGCGGGGCCGGTACACCGAGCAGCTGCACGGGCCGGCGCGCCGCCTCGGCCTGATCTGGCTGGGCGCGGTCGCCGTGCCCGCCCTGGTGGTGGCGCGCTTCGCCGAGTGGGTGCTGGAGCGGCCCGCCCGGTGCGCGGTCGCGGTGCTCACCGTGAAGGCCCTGTCGTTCCTGCCCCCGGTCGTCTGGCTGGTCGACCACGTCATCTCCCCCGGCGCCGACGCGGCGCTGTGGCTGTTTCTCTGACCCCCTGGGAGGTATCCCCATGAAAGTGCTCGCCTGGATCTGCTTCGCGCTCGCCGTGATCGGCGGGGCTGGCCTCGTCGGTGTCGGTCTCGGCTCCACCGTGATGGTCATCGCGATCATCGCTGCTCTCGCGATCATCGGCATCGACATCGCGAAGGACCGCGTCCCCAACCAGTACGCCGTCATCGGCGCGTTCGTGCTCCCGTCGCTGATCGTCTCGATCGACGGCACCATCCCGCGCTGGATCAGCGACCGTCTCGCCCAGCTCTGGGGTTGGGCGGAGAACCACCTGGGCGACTGGGTGGGCACGAGCACGGTCGGCTTGGCGCTCGCCGCGGTCGTCATCAGCTTCCTGGTGTCGTCGCGGACGATGAACCAGTCCAGGGGCTGGTAGCCGTGGAGATTGTCCTGCTCTGGTGCTTCGTCATCGCCTGGATGGGCAAGCGGGGTGCTGAGGATCTGGTTCACGCGGTGAAGGGCACCCCGAACCCGCGCTACGAGCTGAAGAAGCAGCGGGCGAAGGCGGCCGGTCACCGGCCGGCGCAGCAGCCCCGCTACGGCGGCCGGGAGTGGTTCGCGGATCTGTACTCGGACGCTCTGGCCGCGCACACGGAGAAGCGTCGGAAGTCGGCTGCGGCGAGGGCCCGTCCGGTTGACGACATGGTCGGCATCGTGCGGGAGCCGAAGCCACAGCCGGAGCGCGGTGAGCCGGAGTGGCTGACGCCGGACCCGGACGAGCTGAGCGGGTCGTCGGTGGTGCACGACGACCAACACCCGTACTGCCTGGAGCCGTGCGGCCCGGCGTGTGGTCGGGAGGCGTGGCGGTGTGGCCGGTGCGGTGCCGGTGAGTTCGGTTTCATGACGCGGGCCAGAGCCCAGGAGTCGGCCAGCAATCACCGCTGCCTCGCCGACGAGACCCTGGCGCAGGTCATCCAGTTCCCCAACATCAAGAAGATCGAGAAGGAGATCACCATGCCCAACTCTGAGGCCACCGGCCTGACCACCGCCATCGCGTTCGCTGACGCGGCGGCCACCGCCCACCAGGAGTTCTCCACCGCCGGCAGCGAGGGCTACGCCGGGTCGCTGGAGCAGATGGGCTTCGGTCCCAGCATCACTGGCCTTGCCGCTGAGGCCCGGGAGGCGTCGGGCACTGCCACCGAGAAGTGGAACGCGCTGTCCAACGCGATGAAGGACTTCATGCAGGGCCGCGAGTTCTACGCCAACAACCCGGACGCGCCGGAGAAGGTCGCGCTCGTCAACGAGTAACCCCGGCTCCCGCCGTGCGGCGCAGACGCTTCCCCGGTCTGCGCCGCCGCGGTGGAAGCCGGGACACCCCGAGGGAGAACCACATGAGCACGACAACCGAGGTGCCCCAGCAGGCGGCGCCGGTCGAGGGTGGCTTGCGTCAGCAGCTCGCCCCGCACGCCGCCGTGGGCGCGCTCGTCGTCGCGGCCGGCGCCGCCCGCATCGCCGTGCACGCCGTCGGCGACGAGAAGGCCGTCGCGGTGTGGGTGGCCGGTGCAGCGTTCGTCATCGCCGTGGTGGCCGCGTCCAGGATTCGCCGTCGGGTGTTCGACAAGAAGGCCCGCCGTCGGGCTCTGGCGTTCGTGGCGGTCGCGGTGGGCTGGCTCACCGGCGTGACCCTCGCCGGCCTGTCGCTGGGCGCGATCGGCCTGCTGATGGCGGTCGGGTACGGGCTGTCGATGCACTGGTGGCGACAGCACCCGGTGGGGTTGATCCAGCCGAAGGTGACCCGGTCGGCGTACCAGCGGCTGTGGGCGGAGAACGTCGGCAGCTCCGACGGGGTGCTGCCCGGGTCGCGCCTGACCAACGCCGAGCCCATCGGCGCGGGAATCCGATACACGCTGCGGCTGCGCCCCGGCAAGCAGCACGTCGGGATGGTCGTGGACAAGATGAAGACGGTCCGGGGTGGGCTGAAGCTGCGTGGCGACCAGCAGCTCATCGTCGAGGCGCACCCGACGGAGCCGGAGCCGACCGCGCTGTTGACGGTCGTCACCAACTCTCCCGTCCAGAAGGGCGTGCTGTGGCCCGGCCCGGCAGCGTTCGACTCGGAGACCGGTCGGGTGCAGCTCGGCCCCTACGCCGACGGTGAGGGCACCGCCTTCTGGCGGGCGTACACCGACAACCGGCTGTGGGGTGGCTTCATCCAGGGCGGCACCGGGTCGGGCAAGTCCCGGCTCATCGACTCGCTGGCCATGTCGCTGGCGTCCAGCACCTCGCACCCGACGGTGGTCTGGTACGGCGACGGGCAGGGTGGGGCGTCGTCGCCGCTGCTCATGCGCCACGCGGACTTGTTCGCGGGCACGTTCGAGCGGATCCTCGCGATGGTCGCCGGGATGCACTTCGTGATGCTGCTGCGCCAGCGGGAGAACGTCCAGCATGGGCACGAGGGCTTCACCCCGACCGCCGACCGGCCGGGCCTGCTCGGGATCATCGACGAGTGCCACAAGCCGCTGCTGGAGGCGGAGAACCCGGAGTACTGGAAGCGGACCCAGCAGCTCGCCGCGACGATCTCCCGTGAGGGCGGCAAGGTCGGGGTCGCGCTGGTGTTGGCCAGCCAGGAGCCGACTCTCAACGCGTTCGGCGGCGCCGGCTCGCGGTACTGCGAGGCGCTGCGGTCGAGTCTGCTCACCGGCAACGGCATCATGCTGGCCGGCGACGACCCGAACGCGAAGACCATCTTCGGGGTGAAGGAGAACCCGAAGGAGTTCCCGACCGGCGGCGGTTACGGGTTGGTGGCGAAGCCAGCGCCGGGTGCCCGTCAGGCGCTGTTCCGCAGCACCTACCTGGACGATCGTTCGAAGACGATTTGGCCGACTCGGTTCACGTGGCGGTCGCTCGATGGGACGCAGGCGGGTGTGGCCGTCCAGGGCTACCGCACTCGTGAGCGGACCTTCGCCGAGCGCAGGGCGGTGGTCGACGGGGTGTCGCTGATCGCCGAGCCGCGTCGGCCCGAGCCGGCTGCGGGCGGGGACGGTGCCGCGCTGGAGTCGTTCGGTGGGGCGGCGTTCCCGTCCTGGTCGGTGATGGTGGCGCAGGCGCAGCAGGAGGCGCGCAAGCTGCTCGGCCCGAGCCACGCCAAGGTGGTCGATGCGATCCGGGCGGGACACACCAGCCCGGCGCGGATCGCGGAGGCGATTGAGCTGTCGGTGCGGCAGGTGCACAACCTGCTCGGTGACCTGGCCGAGGCAGGTCAGGTGCGCGGTGGTGGCCGCCAGTACGAGGCGGTTAACCAGGCTGCCTGACCGCGAAACGAGACCCGGCAGGCCCAGATCGCCGCCGAGAACCGACCAACCCAACCCCACAGAAGGAGACACCACATGTCGATCGTGAAGCTGTTCGCCATCGCAGGGGCGGCGGGCATCGCCGGCGCCGCGTTGCTGCTGGTGGCCGCCATGTACCTCGTCATCCCGGCCCTCGGTTACTGACCGCACCACATCGCGCGCTCCCCGTCCTGGTGGCGGGGAGCGCGTATTACGTCCGTCCCTTGATCGGTATCTTGGGGCGACGACACCGCCTGAACGGTGGTCCTCACTCGTTGCCGCTGGTCGGTAGCCTGCCGGGCATGACCCTCCCCATCGATCCGCGTGACGACCAGGCGCGCATTCCGCAGCAGCCCACCCCCACGCAACCCCAGCCCACCGAGCCCGACACCACGCCGCCCCGACGGGCATCCCGCCGTTGGCCGTGGATTGCCGCCGCAGTGCTCGTCGGCCTGGTTGCCGTTGGTGGGCTCGCGTACGCGTTGATGCCCAGCGACGAGGACGAGGCCGTTGAGCGCTGCCAGGCGGCAATCTCGGGCCAGTTGAAGTCCCCGGCGACGGCCGAGTACGCCGACGACGTCACGGTCAGCGGTGAGGAAGGGAACTTCGGCACCTACTACGAGGTGACCGGGCAGGTGGACGCGGAGAACGGGTTCGGGGCGTTGGTGCGGGGCGACTACCGTTGCAAGGTGCAGCGGGAGCAGGATGGCAGTTGGACGGTTACGGAGTCGTCGTTCGATCAGCGCTGAGCCCGGACAGCGCGAAGCGCCCCCTGCCCAGCCGTGATGGCCGAGCAGGGGGCGCAGTGCGTTGCGGGTGGGGCTACACCGTGCGAGCGACGTTCCCGGTCGGCTCGACGGGGCTGACCTGCGGGCGGACGCCGGCCAGCGCGAACAGGGCCAGCACCGCACCCGACACGGCGCCGGTGACGCCGTCGGGGACGTTCATGCCGTACTCGGCGACCAGTGCCGCGCCGGCGGCGACGACGCCGGTGAAGAGGGCCGGGGCGACGGGCCGGGTGGTGACGGCGATGATGCACGCGGCGACGAACGCGGTGATCGCGGCGGCGGCTCCGGCGTCGATGCCGGGGACGTTGAGTGAGGCGAGCACGGTGAGCGCGGCGCCGACGGCGCCGATGATGAGGGCGGGCTCGCGGCCGAATACCTTCACGGTCTCTCCTAGGGTGTGGGTGTGCAGCTGTACGAGCAGACGCCGGACGGCATCGCTGAGGTGCCCCGCCCCTGTCCGGCTGGGCACACGGAAACGACCCCCGCGTGGGGGTCCTGCAAGGTGGATCAGTGCTGGCAGATGGGCCGCCAGTGGCGGTGCCAGCGGACCGGGTGCGGGCTCGTAACCCAGCACGAGCACCAGTGCGGCGCTACAGGTGGCGGCCGTTGATGGTGCCGCCCGGGTCACGGACCATCACCCGCAGTTGATCGATCTCGATGCCGGGCGTCAGGATGGCCGCGCGCCACGACCGCAGCGTCGCCACTGCGGCATCGATCTCACCGGTCAGCTCCCGCATCTGCTGGCGTGCCTGCGCGGCCTCGGCGCGGGCAGCCACGGCTTCCCGCTCCGCCTCAGCGGTGCGTTCCTGTAACTCGTTGACCTGCTTCAACGCGCTGTCAGTGAGCAGGGACACCGCGTCAGCTCTCGTCCTCGGCCGGTTGAACAACCCCCCGACCAGCGTGGTGATGATGCCGGCCACCCCGCCGCCGCTCACGCACGTCAACACCAGCGCCCAACCATTCACGACCGTTCCCCCGCCTGCTGTACGGCCCTGATGCCCCGGCCCACCTGCCATCCCCGCCACGCCGACGCACCCGCCCAGGACAGGCAGAACGCCACCGCGAACGTCGCCTCCGGCCGGCCACTGGCGAGCAGCGCCAGCCCGTACAGCAGCGGCGCCGCCGCCTGCCCCTGCATCGCCGCCAGTTCCAGCACCAACGCCCGATACGTGTCGGGCAGCAGGATCGAGACCAGGCCGATGACGCCGGAGCTGAGCAGCAGCAGGTACCAGGTCCACAGGACCCACGGCGCGACGAGCTGCTCGACGGTGGTGGGTGGTTTCGCGCCGAGGACGAACGCGCCGCCGGCGAGCGCGGACAGGATCAGGAACATCACCTCGTGTGGTCGGTGTCTGCCGGTGACGACGATGGTCGGCACGCGGCTACTCGGCCAGGCGGGCGGTCAGCTCGTCGGCGACCTGCTTGGCGAGGGTGGTGGGGATCGCCGCGGCGATGGCGGTCGGGTCCAACCCGGCCAGCACCCCGGCCACGATGGCGGGCTCGTCGGTGAAGTCCTTCCCGGCGAGCTGCGCCAGCAGCGACTCGATGCGGGCCAGGGCCTGCTGCTCCACGCTGACCTGGTTGCCCTTGAACTGGGCGTAGTGCAGGTCGGCGAGGGCTTGACGCTCCGACGGGCCCTTCTCGTAGATCGGGGTCTTGGTGTCGAGTGCCATGTCGTCTCCCTGGAAGTCGGCGAGGCTCTCGCCCCGCAGGATGGACAGGACCGCCTCGGCGGCCTTCGGGTCGTTGACGTACCGGCGGCGGATCTCCAGGTGGACGTGCCACTCGTGGTCGTCCGTTGCCGTGGAGACGGAGCCCGCGTACCAGTCGTAGCGGCCCGGGTTGCCGTTGCCGTCCCAACCGTTGTGGGCGTTGATGTACTTGGCCCGGGGGTCGTTGGCCCGGTTGCGCCACACGGCGCACAGGCGGGCGTGGCAGACCTTCATGTCGGCCAAGCTGAGGTTCATGTCGATGGCGGCGGCGCAGTCACGCGGCCACGCACCGGGCGGCGCCTTGTCGTCGGGGCGGGTCACCGAGTAGTCGGACCGGTTGACCTGGTCTTCGATGCTGATGTGGTAGCCGCCCCGCTTGGCGTGGCGGGTGTCGCCGACGATGCCGGAGATGACCGCCGACTTGTAGAGCTTCTTCCATCCGGCGGCGAGGCCGGTCAGGACGGGGGTTGCTCTGGTGGTCACAGTCCCTCCTCAGGGCAGGGCGGTCCAAGTGGCCTCGGCAAGTGGCCGGCAGGATGGGCCGTCGCCGACGAACAGGTGCGGCACCCCGCCGGCCACGGCCAGGGCGGGCACGTCGCACGCCTGCCCGTAGGAGACCCAGTCGCCCGGTAGTCCGTCGTTGTCGAGGCTCGTCGCGGACACCCCGCCGTCAGCGTCACGGCAGGCCAGCCACACCCGGCCCGAGCATGTGGCGGCGGTGACCTGCCCGTGACCGCCAGGCCCGGACACCACGACAGGCTGCTCCCACGGCCCGTCGGGCGCCGCCTGGGAGGTGAGGGCCAGGGAGTCGGCGGTGCGGTAGACGAGCAGCAGCCGCCCGTCCGGCATCCGCACCGCGCTGGGTGGCGACCCGGCCGGCAGGGACGGCAGGTTGGGGTTGAGCTTGAACGGCCCATTCGGCGCGGTCTGATACCAGTGCAGCAGCCCGGTGGTGGTGCCAGCGAACACCTCGATACGGCCGCCCGGGCCGACCGCCGCGGTGACGCCGTCTTGGATGTCGGTGCCGCCGAGGTCCGTCCACGGGCCCCAGCCGGCGCCCGGCGCGGTCTGGGACCGGCTGGACACCCCGCCGCCGCCGTTCTTCACCAGCAGGCACAGCCGGCCGTCAGCGTGGCGGGTGACCGTCGGTACACCCATCTGCGCCTCGTTGGGCTGGCCGGCGTTGTGGTTGCCCAGCGACGACCAGGTCGACGCCCACGGCCCCGACGGGCTGGTCTGCCACAGGCACACGATGCGGTGATCCGACAGGCGCCGCGCCAGCAGCTCCATGCGGCCGTCGAGGTCGTAGCCGATGGCCAGGCCGGGGGCGATCGGACCAGTGGATCCGCCGAGTACTCGGGGCTGTGACCACGTCCAGTCGTCGACCTGCCACCAAGTCACCACCCGCCCGGCGCGCACGGAGAACACCTGCAACCTGCCGTCGGCGTTGCGGCCCACCCAGCCGTTGCCGCGCGGCCACCGGTAGAGCATCCGCTCACACCAGCCGTACGGCTGCGCGTCATCGTCGTAGGCGGCGTACACGTCGAAGGTGGCCCGCTTGTCCGCCGCCACCTGCGGCGCGAGGGTGGCTGGCACGGCGGTGATGGAGTACCCGCGGTACGCCAGCGCCGGCACCCCCGCCGCGGTCGCAGCCTCACCAGCAAGGCGGGCGGAGACGGTGTGGTCGGCGTGGTCGTGCGGCTCGTACCGGGACTCCGGCCACGGATCCAGGGTGCACACCTCACCCGGCTGGTAAACGTCGATCAGCGCTCGCAGCGCGGCAACGACGTCCGCTCGGTTGTAGCCGTACACCGGGGCACCCAGCCCGCCGGGGACTTCCACCGTGAGCTGCGGGGTGCCCGCCTCCAGGGCGGTGAGCTGGCCGTCCGGGAGGGCCAGCCACAGCAGCCGGATCCGCCCGTCGAGGGTGTACCGCTCGACCTGCTTTCCGCCGACCTCGATCAGCTCACCCGACCACTCCGACTGGTCACCGGTCGGCTGGTAGCCGGCCATGTGGGCGTACGCATCGCAGATGCCGCGCTGCCGGGACCGCGCCCGCTCACCCGCCGTCGCCCCGGTGCCGCTCCCCTGCCCGGCGGTGATGTACACCGTCGTCACCTCGCCCCGGGCGCGGATCGCGTCGGACAGGTCGGGGTTGAGGAACAGCAGGTCATCGTCGGGATGGGCCACCACAGCCAGGAAGGTCACAGGCCCGCGCTCCGATCGGTCACGGGAGGATGAGCACAGTCAGTTGGGTGTGCTGGGCGTTGAGCTTGATCTGCCCGGTCGCGCTCGACGCCGCCGCCCGGAGCTTGAACGTGTGCGATCCGGAGGAGCCCAACACCACCGTCATCGAGCCGCTGGTCGTGCCGCGGGTGTTGGTCTGCACCGCCTGATTGCCCGGCCCCCACAGGGACTGAGGGGCCGCCTGATCCACGCCGTCGATCATCACGTTGACCACCGCCATCAGCGACGTGCTGCCAGCGACGGTCAGCACGCAGTCCGCCGTCCACGTCAACAGCGCCACCGCTCCCGACCTGGGCACGCTCTTCGTGATCGAACAACCGGGAAGGTCGGTGATCGTGCTCGTCAACGTGTACAGGCTGGAGAGAACCGCAGTTCCCTGGAGCGGCTGCTTGGCGACGAACAGCGCCTCAACAGCCTCGGCGAGTTGCTGGCCAAGGGCCGGGCCGTTCGGCGGGTCGCTGTTGACCTGGTACGGGAAGCCATAGGTGGGTGTCGACCCGGGCATCGATGTCCTCCAACTCGGGGCAGCAGCGAACCCATTCGGTGGCTGCGATCAGTTGCGAGGCCAGCGCACAATGCGACCGTGACCTCAAAGCTCATGCGTCTGCTGACCCCCGCGACCGGGGTTGTCCTCGTCGCCTTCGCGGCCGCGGTCGCCGTGTCGTGGACCGCCTTCGTCTCCCGGGTCACGCACAACCCGGAGCCCATCGTTGGGCGGCCCACGTTCTCCGTGGCCGGGGCGATCCGCCTTCAGCCCGGCGACTTCGAGCGGCACGGTCAGACCTGCCAGGGCACGAAGCTGACCGGCGACTCGCAGGTCATCGTCACCGACTCCGCCGGGGCATCCCTCACGTACGCGCCGCTGGCCGCCGGCCGGCTGCGCGACGGCGCGTGTGAGCTGCCGTTCACGCTGGTCATTCCGGCCGGCGAGGGCCCCTACGGGCTGGACATCCCCACCGTGGGGCTCATGCCGTACACGGAGCAGGAACTGACGGACCTCATCGACATCACGTTCGGCTGAGGCGTCACAGCGGAATCACCGTCAGGTTCCGGCCACCGAACCGCACCGACCCCCCGACGCCGAGGTCCACCGCCGAATACTTCGCTGTGAACGTGTGCGAGCCGGGGTTGAGGCCCTCCTGGAGCACCAGCCGGGTAGCTGTCGGCCCCGAGCCGGCCGGCCCGTACCAGGCCAGCGCCGGCGGGGTGTCACCCGTGGGGACTGTCGTAGCGCCAGTGATGGCGTAGGCCACCTCACCACCGCCGCTGGTCGTCAGCAGCGTCACCGTCGAGGTGATGAAGACGAGGCATCGACCGGACGGGCCGATGACCACGTCGGACACCACCGGCCCGACTGTTGCCAGGTCACCCCAGACCGCTGATGTCCTCGTCTCATACGTCGCCACGGTGACGCTCTTCGTGCGGATCGCGTTCAGCGCCGTTGCCGCGCCGGGCGTACCCGGGACGGTCAGCCGACCCAGGATGCACCACGACGGCCCCGACGTAAGGATGCCCACCACGTCGCCCGGCGCGAGCAGAAGCGCCTCGTTCGTGTTGAGCACCGGCACGTTGTCCAGCAGCGCGCCAGCGACCTCGACGGTGTTCTCCGCCGTGACAGGGTTCCAGGCGCGGACGATGCCCTGCCGGTAGCCGACACCCTGCGCTGGCTGGGCGGCAAGGATGGGCGCCAAATCATCGGAGGCGTACGACATCACAACTCCCCGATCAGCACGCTTGTTTGCTCCCTCGTTGATGCTGTCACCGGCGCCCCGACCGTCAGCGCGATGGTTAGCCGGTCAATCACATGCAGCTCCGACCGGCCCGGGTAGGTGACCCGGATCGGGTCGTACGGCTCCAGCGCCGGATTGGGCACCGCCGTGAAATCAACGGCGTACGGCAGGCCGAGCTGCTTCGCCAGCATCGCCGCCGCCGCGTTGCGAGCCTGCTGCAAGCTGGTGATGAACGGGGAACTGAAGAACCGGGGAACCTTCCCGAAGCTCCCCCACCAGTTCGTCGGGGAAGTTGGGCTGCTGTCCACCACGACGGCGCGTACCGGGGTGGTGGTATCCGCGCCCTCACCGGTGGCCACGACCGCGTTGTAGACGCCCTCGCGGGTGAGCCGCCGGGACAGGGACACCAGCACCCCATTCGCGCCGTGGTTGACCTCCCACACCGGCTGCGTCGCCGTCGGCGGGGTGCGGATGACGAGCACGCCCCGGTGGTCCCACCACCACACCTTGCCGACCGACGAGACCAGTTCGTCGAGGACCTTGTACCGGTCCTCTTCGGCGATGACCTGCCGGCCGATCGGGGTGTCACGCACCCCCGACTCGTCCCACTCGATCGTCGCCCACGGGTATATCTCGCCGACCAGCGTCGACACCACCGAGCCGTACGTCGCGCTGGCGGCGAAGGGCCGCGGGGCGGTGAGCCTGCCGTCGACGATGCCGGACATGCGGTCCCGGCCCATCACTCGGATCGGCCCGTGGGGTGCCCGGTCCTGCTCGGGCGTGTAGATCCGGTGGTAGCCGAGGCTCACCCATTCGGTGGTGCCGTTGCCGTAGCGGATGCCGCGTCGTACGAACAGTTCGTTGCCGTAGGGGGCGAGTAGGTCGCTGGCCCGGGTGGGCCACATACCGGCGCCCTCGGTGGTCATTTCCAGGGTTGAGCGGATCTGCGCTGTCCCGTCGATTTGGACGTCGCCACCCTCGATGGTGATGGCCGTACCAGGAGGGTTGACGCCGGTGAGCCCTGCTGGGACGACGCGCGCCTCGAACACCGCCCGATGGGAGCCACGCAGGGTACGCAGGAACGCATCGCTGACGGGCCTCACGAGACGGACCGCGCGGAGGCATCGAACTGGCTGTGGCACGGGACGCAGAGCGGCCTGTAGTGGCTCGGGTCGGCGCTGTAGCGGCGACCATCCACGTGTTGCAGCTCATTGGGGTCAGAGTTGTCGTACGCCCAATGAGCGGCCTGCGCTGAACAACTTCCGGCTGCACAGGGGTAACTAGAAGCGGGACCTCGGCGGTATCGCACCCGGAGGTGCGCCCCCCGGGCGGCCTTGTTACGTCCATTCTCCCAGCTCGCGATCACGACACGATCACGTCCTCAGGGTCGCCAACCAGCTCCAGCACCGACCCCCACGTCGCATGTGCCGTCAGCAGGTCAGCCCACGTCGCGTACGTGTTCAGCACCGTCTGCCAGTTGCTGGTCGCCCCCACCACGTCCGGGCCCGGCGCGGCAGCCTCCACGCACGGCAGGGAGAACACCCGCATCGCCAGGTCAAGGGTCGGTGGGGTGATCTCCCGGGTGTCGCCTACAACCACATACCCGGCCGGGGTCGCCGACAGCCGGCCCGCCGCTGGCGGCACCTGCACCAGCAGGACGTCACCCGAGGCGAGCAGCAGATCCAGGTCCGAACGGTCCTGCTCCGAGTACGTCGACAGGTCCAATGTCCACTGCCGGGAACCCCGAACGTCTGTCACCGCCACCGGAAAGCTGCGCCCCACCACATCGAACACGCCAGCCCGCGACCGGCGGATCACCTCCGAGACGTCCCGGACGGTCACCTGCCGGTTCAGGAACGGCCTGGCCAGTGACTTCAGCCACACGCCCCCGAGAGCCGGGGTGACCGAACCCGAGTAGATCGTCCTGAACGGGACCGTGACCAGGAAGTCGTCCAGGGTGTAGGTGAACGGCAGCGTGTTCGTGCTACCGGCGTCGATGATCGTGCGGATGCCAACCTTGGTGCCCGTGGTCAGCGCCGTGTCCGTCGCCGACACCTGCCAGTCTGGTTCGGGATCACCCTCCCGCCATGCCCGGCCGAGCAGCAAACTGCCCGACGCGTCCAGTTCCACCACGTAGCGGGTGCCGGGAACGTGTGTGACGCCGGGCAGCACGATCGAATCGAGTGTCGTGTCCACACCCGCGACGCGCTTACGGATTGAGCAGGTGATGTTCAGGTCGGGGATGAACCCGAGCCTGCACTGGTAGAAGTTCGCGTCGTCGGTGAACCTCGCGATGGCGTAGACCGTCAGGGCGGTGCCCGCCGGCTGCGCCACCGCCGGCACGCTCGACGTCACCCGCACCCGCGCACGGGTCGACCCGACGTCGACCACCGAGATGCGGCCCGAGTTGGTCGTCGAGTGAATGTGTTGCCCCGCGTTGCCATTGGCAGTGAAAGCCGCCGCCGTGCCGAAATGCTGCCACACCTGCCCGGACGGGGCATTACCCCAGCCTGCCGCCGACACACGGCTGTACTCGTCCCACGCAGTCGCCCCGACCACCCTGTAGAAGTTCGGCACGTCCGGCGCGAACTCGTAGTCGTCCACCCGGATCTCGCCGCTCACCGGGAGGCTCAACTCGCCCCCACGCACCGTTGTCCAGCGAACCTGATCTGTGGACCGCTCGACCCGCATCATCGCTAGGGCACCGAGGCCGTCCGCCACGATCCGCACCCGGGACAGCTGCGGGTCGTACGTCAGCGTGAGGCTCACCGCGATGCTCCCGCCCCGGCGCCAACACGCCGCTTCAGCCCACGGTCACGGGCGCTGATCTGCACATCCACGATGTCCGTCAGCTCCCTGTCACCGATGAACACCCGCACCTCCGGGACACCCGCCGCTCCCGCACCGCCTGAGACGGTGCCCGGCACGACCGCCGCCCCGTACCAGCGGGCCGCCCTCGACAGGATGTCCAGCGACCGGTCCGGATCCCCGAACCGGGGCACGAACGCCTCACCGCCAGTGGCCGGCTCCGCGAACGCGTACCGCGCAGGCGCCGACGCGCTGTAAATCCCCGCCTCACGCAGGTTCAGCAGACCGTCCTGGGCGCGCTCAACCACACCACCCCACCGCATGCCGGTCGAGTAGCCCTGGCCGCTGTGCGCCGAACCCGCGTACGTCGTCGTCATCCGCGCCCGGATGTCGATGCGCCGGTCAATCGAGTCGATGCGCTGCTTCAACAGCCGCGCCGACTCCAGCGCCGAGCCCATCCCGGGGGTGGAGACCTTCACCTCGCGCTTCGCGGGGATGGCGAACAGTTGGTCAGCCAACCTCCGAGCCTCACCCGCGCCGACACCCATCGCCCGGGCGGCCTCGATGAACTTCGCCCGACCCCGCTCGGTGGCCGCCGACGCCAAATCCTGGCTGCCCGTCTGGGTCATGATCGCCTCGGCGCTGGCGTTCGCGGCCTCCGCGATACCGATCAGGGCCTGCCGGTTCGCGCGGCCCTTCTCCGTGTTCTCGTCGATGCCGTCGTTGTTCTTCTTACCCGCCTCGGTGGCCCGGTCGATGGCCTCTTCCAGGCGGATGTTGGCCTGCTCGGCGCTGATGTTCTCGCCCGCCATCCGGCGGATCGCATCGGTCAGCGACTCCACCTCCACGGCGGCGGCAGCAACCGTGTCACCCGTCTCGGTGAACCCGGCGATCAGCTCCTCAAGATTCTCCGACAGGCCACCGCCTGCGGCCTTCGCGTTGTGTTCCTCGACGATGAGTTGCAGAAGCTTGTCCCGGTCGCCGGCCAGCAGCGCCCCGAACTTCTCCATCAGCCCGTACGCCTCGGTCAGCGCGGAAATGGTCGAGACGACGCTGCGGATGCCGGCGGAGAAGACACCCCACAGCGCGGCCAGGGCACGCGACCCCTCGTAGGCGTTCTCCGACAGATCCTCGAAGACGTCCCCGACCAGGTCACCGGCGTCACGGGCGATGTCACCCAACACGTCGACGACCGGACCGGCCCGCTGGACTGCGGTGGCGAACCCGTCAACCGCGTCCTCCGCGCCGGCCAGCACGTCACGGGTCAGCGGCGCCAGCATCGGAGCGGCACGGCTGAAAGCCCGCTCCAGGTCATCGCCGATCTCGCCGATCTCCGACCGGACGATGCCGAGCGACTCGACGGTGGCCGGGACGAACGACACCGCCCCGCGCTGCAACTCCCTCATCAGGGTGTCGCCAGTCAGCTTAGCCGCAGCCTGCACCTGCGGATGCTTCGCCGCGATGGCCACACCGCCGACGAGACCCCCAGCGCCGGCCGCGCCCACGACAGCGCCGGAGAGCACCGCGGCGATACCCGGGGCGGCGAGGGTGGCGGCACCCACCAGGCCAGCGCCGATGCCCGCCTGAGCCTGCGGGGGCAGGGTGCCGAAGACGTTCGACATCGCCGCCGAGATCGGACCGCCAGCACGGGACAGGCCGGCGGCGATGTTCTCCGCCAGCCGCCCGCCGATACGGACGCCGTCCTCGACGACCTCGTCGTCGTCCTTGAAGTCGATCAGGCTGCGGAGGCTGACCCGGTCGCGCAGTTTCCCCTGCTCACCCGCCAACTCCTTCGCCAAGTCCGCGCGGACCGCCTGGTCGGATGTCGCGGCGATCTGCCGGGCAAGGTCGCGGATCCCGCGCGTCGTCTCGTCGATCTGCCGGTCGAGCCGCTCAGCGTCCGCGCGGAGCCGGTTCAGACCCCGTCCGGCGTCCTTCGCCGACTCGCCGAGATCCTCCGTTGACTCCTTCGCCCGGTCCGTGCTGACCGTGGTGTCCTTCGCCGAGTCGGCGACGTCGTCGAGGGCGGCAGCGGTCTTCTTCGTTGCTCCCGTTGCCCGGTCCATGCCGCGCACCAGCGGGGCCTCGTCGACATCCAAGCCGACCTTGACGGTACGCGTCACCGTTCACCCCCTCGGCACGAGTTGAACGGCGTGCATGATCGCCGCCGGGAACTGCGGATTCTGCGCGGCAACGGCCTGCTCCGACCGCTCCAGCGCCGCGCAGCAGTGACACTGCACCGGCGTGCCCGGCGCCGGCAGGTACACGGCCGTGGCGGTCGGGTTGTTGTAGTCATGCGCCGGGTCGGTCGACTCGGCCAGGTCATGGCCGCAGCGCTTGCACAACCCCGCCTCGTACTCCTCCAACGCCACCATCAGCGCCACCTGGTGGTCGTTCCACTCCGCCTCCGGCGTCGACCTGACCAGCCGGCCCTCGGCGTCGTGCTCGTAGGCGGTGGACGGCTCCCAGCCCTCCAGCCGCCGCGGCGCTACGCCGAGGGTTCGGGCGAGCCGGACTCGCTGCCGGAAACCCGGGTCGTCAGCAAGCCGGCGACGGAGAAAGGGACATCAACCTCCGTCATGTTGAGGTTCCAGCAGGCGCGCCACAGTTGCCGCCACTGCTGCTCAACAAGCAGCTCACCGCTCGCGTCCAGCAGCGCCGCCCACGTATCGTCCTTCAGCTTCGGCTCGACCGTCGACGCGCGCACCAGGGCAGGCAGGAACGTCTCCCGGTTGGCGCCCAGCGCCGCGTCATCGGGGTGCACCCGGCCGCCGTCCTTGCGCGGCGGGTGCGCGTCGGCGAGTTCGTTCCACTGCTTGCGCGGCAACGCCCGCAGCAAAAACTCCACCGTGCTGGCCTCGACCTCAGCGCGCAGCGCCTCCATGCGCTCCACCAGCGGACCCGTCCCGTCCCCGCCCAGCCGAGGATCGGCGGCGCCCTTCACCTTCGACTCGGCGAGTTCCCGGGCGAGGCGACGCCACTCGACGACCAGGTCACCGCGCGTGCACACCGGCACCCGATCCTCGGGCAGTCGGGCCCCGGTCAGGATCGCGTCGAAGTCGGTCACGTAGCCACCACCGCGTCGATGACCACGTCGCCGGTGACGAACAGCCGCTGCGTGACGGTGTGCACCGAGTTGGCGCCGTTCCAGTTCTTCATCGGCTCACCGGCGGTGACCGGCCACACGTCCACGATGTCGCCGACGGCGTACGCCTGGGCGCGCGGCACCCCGTAGCGGGTGACGATGTACCCGGTCACGCCCTCTTCGAGGGTCAGGTACGCCTCGTTGTTCGCCGCGTCGTCCGGGTTGTGCACGTACGTGACGCTGAGGCTCTTGGTCTTGCGGCCGGGCTGCTCGAACGTCTGCGTTGAGGCGATGCGCTCGTCGGTGACGGTGGCCTGCTCGCCGGACGGGGCGAACCCATCGCCGGTGACGTAGCCAGCCAGTTCCTGCGAGCCCGCCGCGTTCAGTTCGGTGGCGGCCTTCGGGGCGGCGCGGTCCGCGATGGTCGGCACAAAGTCGATGCGCAGGGTGCCGTCGGACGGCACCGAGGTGGGCAGCGGGGACGTCATCGGGTCTGCTCCTTGCCGGCGGTGGTCTTGGTGCTCTTCGCGGTCTCACTGGCCGGCAGGGCGCGGCCCATCCGGTCGGTCGCGTCGCCGTCCTTGACGACCTCGGCGCCGCGCTCGGCGAGCTGCTCCGCTCGCCGCCGGCCGACGCTGTACTCAGCGTTCGTGTTCTTGTCTCGGATACGCACCAGGTCCGGCACGACTCCTCCTCAGGTGTGGTGCCGGATCAGCCCGGCAGGGATTCCAAGCGGTAGACATCGATCTGGTCGTACACCCGCCGGCCCGTCGACTCATCGGGTCGAGCAGGCGGGGAGTCGTCATGCCGGATCGGGAACGCCTTCCGACCGGCTATGGCCGGGACGACGTCGAGGTACGCGTCGCGGACCTTCCCGGCCGTGATCCGCGCGGACGTGTCGTTCAGGCCGACCGAGTGCACCGTCGCCGTGGCCACACCCCGCGTAGACCTGAGGTCGATCGTGGGGCCGAGGTCGTAGCGGACGGAGACCCACGTCACCACGTACGGCAGCGCGGTCGTAGCCGTCGGAGTGTTGCCCTGCTCGTCGGGGAACACCCGCAGGCCCGGAACGGCCCGCAGCAGGGATAGGAACGCCACCGCGTGCGGATCGTCGCTCACAGCGCCCCCAGGGCGTCCGCAGCGGCCTTCTCCAGCCCCTCCACGAAGTCCGGCGACCAGCGGTCCAACGCCGGCCCGAGGTGGGCGTACGGCGGGTTATTGACCGTGCCGTACTCCAAGATGTTGCCCAGCGGCCCCTGCCGGCGGTCCTTGTCCGGCCCGATCTCCGCCGACACACCCTTGCCGACGCCAAGGTCAGCCCAGTCGTAGGTGATGGCGTTCGGGTAGTCGGGGGCGTGAGCGATGCCCGAGGCGAGTTCCCGCGAGGTCTTCTTGATGCCGTTCGCGGTGAACTGCACAGCCTTGATGATGTTGTCGTGAGCCTGCTCCGGCACCTCGGCCAGCTCGGCGACGAGGTGGTTGACCTGCGACGACTCCGTGCTGATCTTCATGAGGTTGCCTCCTCAATCCCCAGCCGGCGGGACGTGGCATGGCTCTTCGCGAACTCAGCCCGGATCGTGAATCGTCGACCGACCAGCCCCGGATCGTGCACGCACCCGGTCAGTCGCACCCGATGGCCAGCTCGCACCGCTGTCGAGGTGAGCACCGGCAGTTGGAGCACCCGCGTCACCATCAGCAGGTCCGCCTCACCCACCCGCTGGTCTGACGCCGACGGCGCCGCCTGCTGCACCCGGCACTTCCCCGTGTAGACCGGACCGTATGTGTCGGTGACCTCGCCCGTGTCCGGGTCGGTCGTCGAACCCGTCACCTTCTCGACCACGCACTCGTCGACCATCAGCGCCTCAGCGGCAACCCGCCCGCGGGCCAGCACCGACTCCAACACGGCAGCCTCCTACTGGACGTGGCCGGGCTGGCTCGGATTTCCCGCGCCGGCGACCGGCCGGGCGACCTTGCCCGCGTCGGGACGGGCCACTGGGCCGGAATTCGGACAGGCAACCTTCGGCGTCGGCAGCGGACCAGCGGGGATCGGCATGGCTGCCCTCCTCAGGCTCGGCGGTAGGCGAGACGCGGCGCGAACAGTTGGTGCGCGCTCGACGCGCTCAGGGCGACCGCCCCGAACGCCCCGGCCACGCCGGCGGCGAAGTAGCCCATCCGGCTGCCCGACATCAGGACCGTGGTGGTGCCGATGTTCAACGGGCCCACACCGGGCGGACCGTTGACGACCCGCACCGTCGGCGCCGTGGTGTTCGTGCCCTGCCACGCCTGCGAATACCAATGCACACCGGCAGGCAGGAGCACCGGGGCGCTGGGCGTCGAGGTCTTCACCCCGATGGAGGTCACGTCGACCGCGCCGAAGTCGACCAGCGGCCCGGACTGCACCGGCAGCCCCGTCGCCGGATCGTGGAAGAACACCCCGTGCCGGATCACGCCAGTACCCACCACGGTCACCTCGAAGACCGCCTGGTCAACCCACACCGGCTCCGGGAGGTACATCTGCCAGAAGTACTGGGTCTGGAAACCACCGGTGTACGCCTGCGCACTCACCAGCCCCTGCTGGGTGATGAAGTACGACCCGGCGCCCGCCGTCGCCCCGGCCAGGGTCTCGAAGCGGGGCGGCTCCGCCGTGGCCCGCAGCACCGTATACCCGGGTCCGGACGGCACGCTGTAGGTGATGCCGCTACCGGTGACCCGGTCCGCGGTGACCGCCGTCGGCACCCACGCCGGCACCAGTCGCTGCCCGAGCAGCTCGGGGGCGGGCATCCGCGCGTCGGTGACCGTGTCGGTGCGCTCGATGATCGCCCACGTGTCCGCGCCATCCGACACGACCAGCTCAGTCGGGCCGAACGGCGGCGCCAGGTACCGGCGGTACGCCGTCCCAGACAGGGACTCGCCCGCGTTGAGGGTCTTCGCCCAGGCCAACTGCGGGTAGCTCTTCTTCGTCGTCGGCGCGATGAACCAGCCCTTGGTGGCCGCGTTCTTCAACCGCTGCGACGGATGCCCGTCGGCGGTGGGCAGCAGACCCATGGCCAGGCCGTACTGGGCGGCGCCGGTGGAGTCGTAGGCCCACTGCGTCATCGACGCGGCCGGCACCAGCGGGGACAGGTAGGCGGCCGGGCCGATGTCCGTGGTGCCGGTGACCGTAGCCAGGTCAGCGAAGGTCGAGAAGTTCACGCCGCCGGCCGCGCCCACGCCGGGCATGAACTGCCGGCGGGTGCCGCCGGACGGCAAGGTCAGGGGAAACGCCTGCGTGACGCCCATGTTCACAATCGTCTTCTCGACCGCGGTGACCCGCTGCGCCACCACCACCTGCGCGGCCGTGATCCGGTACGTGTTGCTCACCCGGGCCAGAGCCGGCACCGAGGACAGATTGGCCAGCACGGGCGTGCCGACGTGCGACTGCGCCCAATCGACCATGCCCTTGTACGAGGCGATCAGGTACGACTCCGAGATGGTCAGCACCTGACCGGCGGCCTTGCCCGTCGCCACCTGACGCCCATCCAAGGCCGCCGTCGCGGTGTGGTCGTAGGACGACGGGTGGATCTGGGTGACAGCCACCCCGCCCGAGATCGGCACCGCGGTGGTGTTGGTGGCGCCGGAAACGTGGGTGAGGGCCGCACCGGGAGCAGCAGACGGGCTGCTGACCACGCCGGACGACACCGTGTACGGGCCGGCGAACAGCAGCACCGACGACGACACCACCGCCAGCAGCGTGAACGTCCGCACCCCATCCGACCAGGTCGAGCCCACGTCGGCGGTGGCCTTGCCGTGCCCGGCCATCGTGACGTTCCAGGCCGTCCAGCCGTGGTTACCGCCGATGTAGCACCACTGCACGTTGATCGGCGCGTTGTCGTCCGGCGCGTTGTGAATCGCCGTACCAGTGGCGATCGTCGGCCACACCAGATCATCGGCGGTCACCGACGGCACCAGCACCACATTCGGGTTGGTGACGTCCGCCGGGGCGGCCTGCGACTCCTCCCCGTACGCCAAGTTCCAGGGCATCAGGATGTCCCGGGTCGCGTCGAACGGTGAGCGGACCAGCAGGCTGTTGCCCGACCGGTACACCGACACGCCGGCGGCCCGCTGCAACGCGGTCACGTTCGCGGCGGCGTCGGCGAGGTACCGGCCGCCGGCGAGCTGCCGGTCCACCACGTACCCGAACGGCTCGTACGCGGTCGGTGAACCCAACTCCAGTTGCGCCGCATCCACCTTGCTGGACGCCACGGTGAAGGCCAGGAACGCAGCCCCCGACGGGATGGTGAAGGTGACCGGTCCCTCGCTGGCGTTGTTGGTGTGGATCTTCGGCGTGCCGTCCGCGTTGAACGTCTCGTAGTTTCGGCAGTTGCTGATCGAATACGTCTGACCCGGCATGACCGGGTACTTCGGCGACGCTGACCAGGTGGCCAGGGCGATCGTCGTGGAGCCGACGCCGTTCCAGAACTGGCCCGCCACCGCAGTGGCCTTGTCGAACAAGTTCTTCCCCGGCTGACGGGGCAGTGACACAGCGGTGGCCGCCGCGACAGCAGCAGCCTGCGCCGCGTTCGCCTTCGCCGACGCGTCCGCCGCGGCATCATCCAGCGCCGTATCGAGCTGCCCGGCCAGCTCCACCACCCGGTCGACGACCTTCGCCGCGACCGGATACCGAGGGCCCCCGTTGACGCTCACGTACACGACGTCCCGGTCATCATCCGGGCCCAGGAAGTCCGGCAGACCCGACGTCACGTCGACCTTCACCGTGGAACCCGGGATCGGGTCGCCGTCCGGGTCGGTGGCGATGTCCGCCAGTTCCGGGCCGGTCAGCGCGTCGTAGACGACCGCGTCGAGCTGCGACGCCACACCCAGGGTGTTGTTCGGCAGCAACTGGTAGGCGAGCCGATCCGCGGAGTCAGGGAACCTGCGGCGCGTCACAGCCACCTCCTGGCACACCTGACCGGCTGGACCGGTGCCGCAGGGCGGATCGTGAACGCACCCGACGACGCCATGCCGGCAGCCGCACGCACCCGGGCGGCCTCCGACTCGGTCAGGGCGGCGCCACCCACGAACTCCGTCGCGTACGTCACCGAGTAGTCATCGACCTGCTCCGAGCGGACACCACCCGGGTTCAGCAGCACCCGCCGTGCCACCTCCAAGGCGACCGGCAGGAACGGCGACAGATCCGACAGCGCGTCGTAGCGCGCCGCCCCGACCTCAGCGCGGATCAGCGCCGCCGCCAGGTCACGCGCCAGCGCCGCCGACGCCGCATCCAGGCCGTCGGTCTGCATGTACGAGGCGAGCTGCTCCAGCTCGAACAGAACAGGCACCGCTCACCCCTCTCAGGTTGGTGCAGGTGGGCCGGACGGCGGGGAGGATGCCGCCCGGCCCCGCTCCTGCTACTCGGTCGGAACGCCCGCGGCGTCGAGGGCAGCCCAGATGGCCTCCCGGGACGCGTCCGCCGGCACCTCGACTTCGTGCGCTGCGGCGTACTTCTGCCACGCGGGAGCACCCGAACCGGCGCCGCCCTTCGGCGGAGGGCCGTCCTGCTTGGAAGCACCGGAGCCGTCGCTGGTCTGGACGGCCTTCAGCTCAGCGATGCGAGCCTCCAGCCGAGCCAACTCGGCCTCCGGATCCTCGACGCTGGACGGCACCTTGCCGCCCTCCCACGCCTTCGGGTTGGTGATCTTCTTCGCGGCCCACGCCGGAACGGCGTCCAGCGGCCCGAAGACGTGCGTCTGGTCGTGCTCGTCTGCCACGTGCACGTACGTGGCCAGCTTCGCCCCGCTCACGCCACGTCCGCCACGAAGCTCAGGTCCGGGTTCGCCTCCACCGGCAGACCGATGCCGGCCGATTTCGTCCAGAGGGCGATCGGGTCCTCGGTGGAGTAGACGCCAGCGACGATGCCGGGCCGCTCGCCCTCGTCCAGGCCGTACCGCGGGTCCAGCGACTCCGCGGTAGTGCCCCACAGGGTCGCGCCGAGCTGGCTGCCCTCACCGTCGTTCGGGTCCACCGGCGCCGGCAGGTAGAGGAACTTGTCCACGGGGATCGGCCGAGTCGCCGAGCCGTTGACGTTGATCTGCTCATCGACGATGTACCACGGCGGCAGCTCGTGGTCGTCGAGGATGCCCCGCAGCGCCGCCTGCGACACCCGCGAAGGCGCGCCGAGGGTCGACCCGACCAGTGCACGGATCTCGGCGTTGCGCAGCAGGTAGCCCAGCACCGTACTGGACATGACCATCGCGCCCGGCGCCTCACCGTTGGTGGTGATGTACGTCTGCCGCCAGGACAGCAGGTCCGCCAGCGGCGTCGCCGTGGCGATCGTCGACCAGACGGTGCCCGGGGCCACCGAGTGGCTACCCGAGCGGCCGAAACTCACCGTCGCGACCACGCCGTTCTCGTTGATCGTCACGGAGCCGTTGACCAGGGCGTCACCGCGGGCCAGTTCCATCCGCGCCGCAACCGAGCGAGTCATCCGCTCCGCGTCGGTCATCAGACTGTCGCGGATCGCGCCGGCGTTCGCCGAACGCTGCCGCAGCCGGTCGTACTCCCCGAGGCGGATCTTCCGGCTGATCGGGGGCAGCTCGCCCGAGACCCGGGTCAGGCCCGGCCGGGAGCCGATCGGCGACTCCGCGTCGTACGCGCGGAAGGTGGCGGCCTCGATGAGGCCCTCGCCGCCGCGGGTGAAGCGGTACTCCAGGTCGTCGATGGGCCGGTTGGGCAGCCACCGGGCCAGCGTGAACTGGTTGTCCGGCAGGTTCGCCGCGGCCTCCCGGGCGTAGCCGGTCAGCTCGACAGGCTCGATGTAGTCAGCGTTGAGCAGCATGGTCAGCTACCCCCTCTCAGACGTACCGGATGCGGCCGGCGACGTCGACCTTGCCGGCCGCGTCGACAGCGATGGGCAGGCGGGCTTCGATGACACGTCCGTGCCAGAAGAGCGCCCCCTGCGGGTCCTGGGTGTTGACGGCCGGCGCGTCGACGGTGCAGAACAGGTGCCCGACGAGGGTCTGCCTGCCGTCTACCGCGGCGTCGTCGTACGGGCCGTACAGCCCGGTCGCGGTGATCTTCCCGAGCGGCAGACCGCTGGGGAAGTAACCGTTGGGGTAGTGGGTGCCAGCGGTGAACGCGCTCGTGTCGAGCGTGATCGACTCGGCCGAGCTGGTGGCGTGGGCCGACCCCAGCCACCGCTGGTCCTCGTTCTGGAAGGTTTCGGTTACGGGGTTGAGGTTCATGCCCTCGCACTCCTACGTCGTGGTTGTGGACTTCTTCTTGTGCCGCTCCGCGTACAGCGACCGGCCGGCATCCAGAGACGACGCCTTCTCGCCGGGCCTCGCGCCCTGCGCCGGGTCCGGACGCATGCCAACCCTGCGGCGCGCGTCCTTGCCGTCCTCGTCGTCCTTCGGCCCGCCGAACGCCGCCAGGAGGTCGTCGGCGTCCTTGGCCAACTCCTCCTTGGAGGAGCCCTGCAGACGGGCCGCCTGCGCCGCGGTGAGCTTCTTGTCCGCCTGCACCTCGGCGCGCCAGCGGGCCACCTTCTCGTCCTGGATCGCCTGCTCCTGAGCGGCCAGCCGCTCAGTGATCTGCTCGACCTCGCTCTTGCCCTTGCCGGCGTCACCGCCGCCGAGCGCCTCAGCGAGCTTGCGCAGCGGCGCCAACTCGGCGAGCTGCTTCTCCAGTGACTTGCGGGCCTCCCGCTCAGCCGCCAGCGCCTTCTCACCGCCCGGGCCGAGCGGCTTGTCCTCGCCGCCCTGGCCACCGTCGTCCGGCTTGTCGGCCGGCTTCTCCGGCTCCTTGCCGCCCTCCGGCTTCTCCGGCTCGGGTTCCGCTGCGCCGATGACCGGCCAGATCGCCTGACCGTTGCGGCGCACACCCAGCGCGCGGATCGGCGCACCGGTCAGCGGGTGGGTGAGAGTGGGATGCAGCGGCAGGTCGCCTGCGGCGTGCAGTCCCGGCTTGATGCTGGTGAGGGTCATCGCGACCTTCCGAGTTGGTGACCGGCGTCGCGCCAGGTCAGGTGATATATCCGAACCGCCGTAGCAGGCGGATGGCTTCGTCGCGGTTCCCGTCCGCGATCTTGTAAATGCTCTCGGGCATGAGCCGCGGAGCCTTCGCCGACGTGTACCGGGCGTTCTCGACCTTCACCCGATCGCGGCGGGCACCCAACCGGATACCAGCCTGACCGCGCGTGGTCGTGCCCTCCGTCGTCACGTACAGCTGGTGACCGAACACGTCCGACACCTGCAGCCGGCCGCGGTCCCGGCCGCCGCGCAGCATCCGCGCCTCATCGGCCGTGATCCGCGCCCCGGCCGGGGTGAGACCGAACGCGCCTCGCCGAGCGTTGACCACCTGCGCGATGTCGGCGCCGTCGCGGATCGCCTGAGCGCCCGCCACCGTGAACTGCCGGTTCTGCTCGATCTCGTCAAGCCGGTTGAACCAGGCCCGCGGGTTGGTCCGGATGTCGTCAGCCGTGTCCTCACCGGCGGGAACTGCTATGCAGTCGCAATGCGGATGGCGATCGAAGTCCGCCTGCCACGAATACCGGCGGCCCGCCAGCACCACACAGCGCCCGCAGGTACGGCCAACCACCATCCGGACCCAGCCGGTCGCCGCAGGCCGGGACACCAGCGCCACCTGGTCAGCCGCACGGCCCGCATCCGCTACCTGGGTGCGCACCATCGTGTCCAGCGCCGCGAACCCGCCCGCCAGCGCCCGGTCCACCTCAGCGCCAGCTCCTACCGCCGACAGCGCGCGAATCGCCGGCTCGTACAACAGCGAGGCCAGCGGACGACCGTCCGAGGCGACACCCGCCACCGACGCCGCCATCAACCGGCCCGCCGGCGACGGGTTGATGCCCTGGGCGTCGAGCACCTCGTCCACGTACTCGTCGGCGGAACGGGCCGCCGCGATCTGCGTGGCGTTGGTCAGCGCCACCAGTTCGGCGAGCTGCGTCGTCCACGACCGCGCGATGTCCGCCGGGTCGACCCGCAGCCACAGCCGCTTGGCGACCGCGGCGAGCGCCTCCACCAGCAGCCGCCGCCGGCGGTAGTGCGACCGGGCGACCTGCTCAGCCGACACTGGCCGGCTCCGCGACCGGCTCCGCCGGTGTCTCCGCCGGCGGCGTGACCGACCGAGCGCCGTTCAGTTCGTCAGCGATCCGCCGCACCGGGTCGCGCTGGGCCTCGGCCTCGTCCTCTTCCTCCATGCGCCGGATCTCCTCCGGCGCGTACCCGAGGTCAATGCGGGTCTGCCGCAGCGTCGTGATGCCCTGCTGGCGCTTCTTCACCGCCGCGTCGGCCGCCTGCGCCACCGTCGGGGTGGACGCGTCGCGCCACACCACCTTCATGCGACGCACCCGCGAATCCCAGTCCTCGCCGTCGCGAATCCGCAGCGCGATCGCCATGACCCGCCGCCAGTCCGCGCCCAGCCCGGTCTGCTTGCGCTCCACCCGCTTCACCATCTGCGCCTCAGACGACCGGATGGCGTCCGCGCTGGCCGGGTTGTCGGTGTTGAAACTCATGTAGTGCGGCGGCAGCGCCGCCAACTGCGCGGCCAGCTGCGCCAGGACCCGGATCGTGCTGTGGAACACCGACAAGTCCGACTCGGGGAACTGGCCGACCTCCACCTCGCCCGGCTTCTTCGGGTGCGCCCAGATCCGGCCAGCGATCTGCTCGAACGGCGAGATCGTGTTGCCGTTCTCGTCCTCGAAGTCCTCAGCGCCCATGCCCAGCGCCCAGCGACGGGGCATCGCGTGGAACTCCCCGGACACCATCATGTCCGTGGCCATCTTGTTGGCCGCATCCGCCAGCGGGATCGCCGAGGCGAACTCCGACCGGCCGTCGTGCTTGAGCATCCGGCCCCGGTTGACCAGCGGCACCACCGGCACCACGCCCAGGTTGTGCTCGTCGCGGTCCTGCTCCACCCACCGGCGCGCCCGGACGAAGTGCCGGGTCGAGTCGGGCAGGTACAGGGTTGCCCGCTGCACGTTGTCGGCGTCCTTCCACCGCTTCAGCGCCGACACCGGCTGCCGGGTCCGAGGGTCCTGCTCGGTGATGCACTGCGTCGGGTGCTCCACCGAGATCAGCGGAGAGTCCGTGTCAACGTCGAACGGATCCGCCGGCGCGTCCTCGGCCGCCGGCCCCTCGGCCAGCTTGCCGCGCGCGCCGACAATCGCGTACGAGCGGCCCAGCGCGATTGACTCCAGATGCGCCTGCGGGGCCTGACGGTCCATGTCGTTGTCCTGCCAGATGCCCCACACGTCCGCGTCCGCGTCGTCGACGTCTACGCCGTTGGAGATGCTGCCCGGAAAGCGGAAACCCGTCAGGTCGAGGCGCGCCTCGTAGGCGTCCGCGACCATCTCCGGCCAGTTGATGACCAGCTCCGCCAGCCGCTCCCCGAACTCCTGCTTCAGCTCCAACGCCAGGAACCGCAGCGGCTGCTCGCCCTCGTAATAGGCGTCCAGCCGGCGCAGGTGCCGCTGAGCCTTCAGCAGCTTCGCGTCGAGGTACGAGACTGTCTCCTCAGGGGTCATCGCCATGCGCTACGACCCCCTCATGCTCCGGTTCCGGTTGCGGAAAACGACCATCTTCGAGCTGACCTCTTCGCCGGACCAGCCGGCGGCCAGCGCGTCTGCTCGGGCTTCGTATGCCAGCGCGGCGCCCACCACGCTGTCGATCTTTCGATTGGACTGGTCGTGCTCCTTGCGCACCAGCCGGTGCCCGCCCTTACGCCGCACGTACGCGTTGCCGAAGTGCTCCACGAACACCGCGTCACCCGAATGCCACACGGCGCCGTTCATCAGGTCGGTGCGCAGCCGGTCCAACGCCGCGGCCATCTGCACATCCCGCCGCGTCTCCCACGACAGGACCCGCTCAGCGCCCAGTTCCTCAGCGAGGCTGTCGACGTCCGACCGCCACTCGTGCGGGTCGGCGTACAACCGGCTGACCTGGTAGCGGGCGAACGCCTCCCGGATGGCGGCCAGCACATCCGAGCGGGGGACCTCCCACCAGTTGCCCTCCGGTCCGCTGGGCTTCGCCCAGATCCCCACCGGGAACAGGAACCCGTCCGACATCCGCGCGCCGATCAGCACCGTCGCGTCGTCGCGCAGCGATCCGTCGAAACCCAGCGCGATCGCCTCGCCGGCGGCTACGGCCTCCTTACGGGCTTGCCGCTCCACCACGTCCAGCGCGATCCAGGCGTCCTTCGTCGACAGCGGCCGGTTCAGGTAGTAGCGGGCCGCCTCCGCCTCGTCGGCGCAGATCCGCGGGTCACGCATGTTCCGGTAAATCCGGTCCAAGTCCAACCACCCGGCAGCCTCGCCGTACACCTGCCGCAACTGCGCCTTCGTGTGCGCCTCGTCGTCGAGGTCGATACGGCCCTTCGCCTCGCGGTGGTCCATCAGCACCGACGGCGACAGCTCGCCCTTGCGCCACGCGGTCAGGGTGTCCTCGAACACCGACTGCTCACCCGGCCGGTACGCCGTCGAGGTCTGCATCAGCCACGGCTGGTCCCGCTTGCCCAAGTTCCGACTGACCGTGCCGTACATGCTCTTCAGCTCGCGCAGCACGTACAGGTGCGTCTCATCGGCGCACACCCAGGTCTCTTTCCCGCCGTCCTTCGACGCCGAGCCCGACGTGCACGCCCGAATCTCGCCGCCGTGCGGCAGGTACAGCGCGGTCGCCGACTGGTAGTTGCGGGCGCCGGAGATGGCCTCGTAGATCTCGGGGTGGGTGTCCTTGCCCCACTCGCCGCAGATGAAGGCGATGTTCTCGAACGTGTTCCCGGCCTGCGACTCTTCCGTGGCCAGGCACTTCAGCAGGGGCGATACGACGGGGCGGCCCACCGGCTGCCCGTCGGCGTTCCAACCATCAAAACGCACCTCGCCTAGCGCCTCGGCCACTCCGATCCAGCCAGCCAGTTCCGACTTGGCCCGGCCCTTCGGCCGAGACAAGACCGCTTCATCGAAGACGCGGCGGCCAGTCATCGGATCGAGCCGATAGGCGTGACACAAGAACTTCAGGAACTCCTTATCCCGGTGGAACTCCACCGGCGTGCCCACCACGTCCCCCGGACCGTGGCAGCAGAACGCCTCGATCCAGGCTGCCACGTCGTAGCCCAGCGTCGGGAAACCCAGATTCAACGGGTCATCGGCCCGCTCCGGATTCCAGGGCATCAGCCAGGCTGCCGTAGCCGGTCACGCAGGCTCGTCACCGTGCCCGCTGATTTCGCGGCGGACGGCCGGTATGCACCCCGCGAGCCACCGCGCTGCTGCGGACGCTTTCCTGATACCTCGTCCGGGATCCGGAGCGACGCCACAAGCTGTTTCAAGACGTTGGCCTGCTGCCGGGCTTCCGACAACGCGTTGTCAAGCGTCACCGTCACCTCGGATCCATCTTGGCTCTGCTTCAGACGCATCCACCCCGACGCGTCGCCAGACAGCACCTGATCCAGGGTGTCGAGCCGGTCGGCAATCCGGCAGGCCTCCTCAAGGATGACCCGCTCAGCTGGGTTGAACTGCGCCAGCTCGTTCATCTCGCGCCACAGTCGGCGCCCTTTCGCACCCAGGCCGGAGGGTGCACGCTCCGTAGCCACAGGCACCTCCGGAAACTTTTCAGGGCTCTGGACAGCGAGCCATCTCCCCGGCGGTACTGCTCAGGCCACCCCTCGGGGGTGGGTGCCAGGGGGTGGTAGTCACGCTGAGTCACACGAGGGCGAAGCTGTTCATCGCCGCCGCGGTTGCTCCGCGCCATGTTGCAACGGAGGTGCGTGATCCGGGTGTTGGCGTAGGTGTGCCGGCCGCCAAACGACAGCGGCACGACATGGTCGAGCGATGCGCTCATTGGATGTGGGTACGCCTTGCGCTGGTCAACCTTGCGGTGACAGATTCCGCAGCGCCACCCGTCCCGTTCACCGACCACATCGCGGTCGACGTTCTCCGCATCGGCTCGGCGCTGGGCGGCTCTACGCCGCTTGGCCCTGATGAGGTCGCGCTTCCGCTTCCCCTCCGGATCCTCCGGGATGGCGAAGCGAACGTCTGGGTAGCGTTCGTCCTTGTAGTGCCGGTTGCACAGGCCCTTGGCCCGGTGTGGTCGAGGGCAGCCCTCGCGGTCGCAGCCCCGTCCGTTGCCGGCCTCTCGGCACCGCTTCGAGCAGTAAGCCACGCCGCGCTGCTTGGACTCGAACTCGGCGAGGCAGACGCGACAGGTGAGGCGATGGGTCGTCGGCTTGCGGTTCGCCACACGAGCGGCGAGCATCGCGGCATACCGGCCGTCAGCTCGGCATCTGGCGGCGTAGGCGTCGCGCCTGCACTGCTGCGAGCAGTACGTCGGCGGAGGGCCTGACTTCTTCCGGCGCTGCACAGCACCGTCGCACTGGGGGCAGGTAGCATCTGCCATGTCGGTCCACCTCAATTGGATCGGCCATAGCCCGGGGGTGTTAGCGCACCCGCCGGGCCCTTTCATTATCGCAGGTAGATGCGACAGTTACCGCCGTTGCTCGCGCAGCTCTCGGCCGTCGAGGCTGTGATGGCTGACGAGCCAGCCCATCGACCCGTCCTCGCCGGGGACCGGCTCCGTAGTTGGGCCGCACACGCAGTCCTGACCGCCGCTGCTGTCGTGCTCGATGAGGTCGTTAACGGGGACGACGTGCACTGTGGCCATGTCAGTCGTCGTCTTCCGGCCGCAGCGTCTGCGCCTGCTGGATGTGCAGGCCGTGCTGCAGCAGGCCGACTGTGTCCCATGCCTTGACACCGTCACTGGTGAGCGTCCAGAGGCCGCGGTCTCCGTCTGCGTCCATGCTCTCGACCAGGGCAACCCACTTGGTGACCATGCTCTTCTCGTGCTCGGCCAGCACGTTGGCGATGGCGTCGGCGAGGTCCCGTTCGATGGCTGGGCCGACGTCGTCAGGGTCTACCACGGTCGCGCCTCCATCCTCTGTTGCACTGCATGTGCTCGGGTCCGCGCCAGGTGCGGCGGTCCTCGGTGTGCCCCAAGTCCCAGTCCTGACCTGGCCGGATGCGACGGGTGGGCATGACGCAGGTGGGTGCCTTGCAGTCCACCTTGCCCAGGTCAACGGCTGGCTTCCACCGCTTGCGCTCCAGCTCGTGAGCCCGGTCGTATCCGCGTTGCTGTCTGCTGCCTCGCGCCTGGTCTGCCTCGCGTCTATGCGTACCGCAACGGCCGCCATCGGTTAGCTGTGGGCATCCAGGTGCTGAGCAGACGCGCTTCGCTCGGGGCATTGTTCGCCTCCGTGCTGGTGCGGTGCGGGCAGGCCAGTCGCCACAGCCGGCCTGCCCGCGTTCCCCGCCCCTCGGGTACGACGAAGCCCCGCCGGCACGGGGGCACTGGCGGGGCTTCGAAGACACTTCTGGTAGGTCACATCTTCGTAGGTAGTGGGCCTACACGTCAAGCTGGCGCGCTGGTCACCAGTGGTGGCGTCGCTTGGCCCGGTACGCCCGCCGCAACCGGGTGACCCGGGCCAAGCGTGGCGCCTCAGTCCACAGCCCCTCGTCAAGGATGGGTCGCAGTGCCGCCCCGATGCCCTTCATGGCCTCGGCGAACTGTGTAGCCGCAGCCGTGAAGGACACGCGGACGCGATCGAAGTCGGCGGCCATCCGGGTTGGGTGCGCCAGCACGAGCTGCTGCCACTGAGTGAGCGGGATGTCCAGCGCCTCCGCCAGGCCGGCGATGCCGCCTGAGGCAGGCTGAGGGGCAGAGGCGTCGGCCGCCCAACGCATCGCGTCTGGTGACGTCTCCCAGTCACTGATCGCGTGGTCGATGGTGTCGACGATGCTCATGCTGCTGCCTTCCTGCTGGTGTGGGCCTGAATGTACGCGCCCAGGTGGTAGATCGATCCGTCGTCGCTGGCCCAGGTGGCTTGGCATGCGCGGCAGTGGGCGATCTGCGCGTGGAGGTTGACGCGCAGCTGGCCGGTGACCTTGCAGGCGGGGCAGGGGACGTGGGGTGCGAACAGGGGTGCGGTCCAGCCGGTGGCGACGGACGCCCACCGGTGCCAGCGGCGCATTTCGGCGGCGAGGAGGGTGAGGTCGTCGTCGTCGAGTTGCGGGGTGGCGCCGATGAGGGCGCGGAGGTTGGCCTCGGCGGTGTCCCGAAGGTCCAGGTGGAGGGATGTGCACCAGTGGGCGACGTGCGTGCAGATGGCCGCGTGGGTGCTGAGAGCTTCCAGGGCGAGCGGTGGGCGGCTACCCGGCACCGACCTAGGGCCGGGCTCTGTTCGGCCTTCTACGGGCTCTACAGCGGCCTGATGGAGTTGGGTGAGGAGTCCGGGTTGGGTGGTGCGCCACTCGCGGTGCTTCTCGTTGCGGTTCTTGTCCCAGTAGCGCACGCGTTCGACGTGGTGGTGCGGGTCGCAGAGCTGCTCGGCGAGCCCGGTGATGGCGGTAATGGTGGCGTCGCGGTCCATCTCAGTGGTCCCCCCGGATCTGTAGGCTGGCCGGTGTGTACGGGCGCCCTGTCGGGGTGCTGGTGGTGGCCCAGGACTTCGCCGGTCCTGGGCCACCGGCGTGTCAGGCCCGTGAGATGCGGTAGCCGGCCCGGTCGATGGCCGCCAGGACGCCTCGCACTGTGCCGCGATCCAGGTCCTTCGCCCGCTCCGACAGGTCGCGGTAGGGCACCATCTGCTCCTCACCCCATTCGCTGCGACGCGACGTGACGCCCTGCTGGGTCTTCGTCTCCATCCATGCCACGTGCACGGCCTCAGACAGCGCCTCAGTCATCTCCTCGATCGGTTCGGCGGGCATAAGCCGACTAGCCTCAGCAAGCCGCTCCCGTTCGTCCTCTCGGATCAGCCCCTCCATCGCGTCGAACGCCGCGCGGGCGTACATGCTCTCCGGGTACATGTCGATGCGGACGAAGTGCTCCAAGGCGGCTTGGACCGCCCGTTCGCGGAAGCGCACCGCCCGAGCGAAGGCCGCCATATCCGGCTTGCTCGGCAGAGCGGGGCCGGTGGTGTCGGCCATGGCGCTGTCCTTCCGTTGGGCCGCTCAGCGCGGCGCGGTGGTGGTCACAGGCCGATGCCGGCGGCGGGGTTCTGCCGCCAGCGGTCGGTCGGGGGTGGAGTGGGCTGGAGTGACTGCGGGTTGAGCGCTTCCGCTACGTCGTTCCAGTACTGCTCGCGGACGCCAAGCATCGTGGCGGGGTTGCGCTGCCGGTACAGGTCGAAGACGCCAACCGTGTGTGCTTCGCGGACGTTGCAGGACCGACATAGGTAGCCCCGGACCAACGCGGTGGCGTGATCGTGGTCAAGCACCAGACCGCGGCCGGCGCGACGGCCGCGGATCGCGCAGAGCCCCTCCTGCCACGCCTGCATGGCGAGGGCCCCGGCGGGCGCGCTGAGGATCATCTCGCGGGCGTCGCTGCTGAACCCCTCGCAGGCGATGTCGAGCAGCGCGGCGATGTCGAGCACCGGCCACCACCAGCACGCCGGCTCGATCGGATCGGCCCACGCTTGGTCGAACGGGGTGGGCCGAGCGCGGTGGCGGTCGTACTCGGCGCGCTCCTCAGCGGTGAGATGCTGCGCGCATGAGTCGTAGCCGGACGTCCGATGTGCGGTGCAACGGCCACCCCTCCTGGTCTTACGTCCGCATTTGCCCAGTTCAGAAGCGCCGTCGCTCATAGCTCCATTGTAAACTAATCTGGAGTCTCGTTTACACCGCAGGTCAGGGGCACTATGAAGCTCTCCGGGTACCTCCGAGTCAGCACCGAGTCGCAGATGGACGGCTTCGGCCTCAACGTCCAGGAGAAGGCCGTCCGGTCGTGGTGCCGCGCCAACGGGCACCGACTCGTCGCGCTGCACACCGACGCCGGGGTCTCCGGCGCGAAGGACGCCGCCGACCGGCCCGGCCTCTCGGCCGCTCTGTACGACATCGAGAAGCGCACCGCCGAGGGACTGGTCGTCCCCCGCCTCGACCGGCTGGCCCGCGCCGTCACCGTCCAGGAGGCGACGCTGGCTCTGGTGTGGCGCTACGGCGGGTCGATGTTCGCGGTCGACGGCGGGGAGGTGCTCCGCGACGACCCCGACGACCCGATGCGCACCGCGATGCGGGAGATGGCCGGGGTGTTCGCCGGGCTGGAGCGCCGCATGATCGTGAAGCGAATGCGCGACGGCCGGAAGGCCAAGGCCGAGGCTGGCCGGCACGCGGTCGGTCAGTACGCCTTCGGGCTCCACGGTGAGGGCAAGGGGCGCGAGCGTGATGCCGCACCCAACCCCGCCGAGCAGGCCGCCCGCGACGAGATCGTGCGACTCCGGAAGGCCAAGCAGTCGTACCGGGTGATCGCCGCCGCGCTGGACGCCGCCGGGCTCCGGCCACGCCGAGCCGACCGCTGGTCCGCGATGGCGGTCCGGTCGGTGGCTCGGCGGGCGGGTCTGAGCTGACATCTGCGCTCCTGGTTCGTGGAAATTTGCTCAGTTATCGCGATGCAGGCACCCGTATCTGGGAGTTATCCGGTGTGCACGGTCACCACGTCACCGGGCCGTGGAAGGTCGACAGCCGCAGCTTCATGCCGCACTCGTCGCAGCCGTAGCGCCGAGTCGCGCGGCCGGGCGTGTACGCGCCGGGGATGAACTCGCTGTGCGGATAGGTGATCTCGACCTTGACGCGGGTGGGCCGTCGCAGTAGCGCGTTCTTGATCTGGCTGAGCAGGCTCATCTCGGGCACTCCTTTGCAGTGGCCGCAGGGGTGCGGCTCGTAGATCGGGTAGGGGTCGGTGGCGACGAGGGTTGAGTCGGTGCCGGTCCCGGCGCACTGGTCGCAACTCATGGGGCGCTCACCATGTCGAGCTGGTCGCCCTTCGCCCGTGCGAGGGCGGTGGTGGTGAGGACGTTCATCAGCTGCATGCCGACGAACCAGGTGTAGGCGGGCGGGATGGCCTCGGACAGTCCGTTGCCGGTCATCCAGTCGATGCCCATGCCCTCGGGGCCGGCGTAGGTGCCGATGTCGCCGGTGAACGACGCGTGGTAGCCCCGCTCCCACATCTCGCGGCGCCGGCTGTGCGCAGTGCGGCGCTTGTGACGCTCGTGCCGCGGTGCGACCAGCGTCAGGCCGGGCGACGGCTCGAAGCGGCGGTGGCGGATGGTCCGAAGTCCGAACATCTCCCCGCACAGCACGATGGAGCGGGCCCGGTCGAGCGACGCCTCCATCACGTTCTCGATCACCCACGGCATGTCGTAGGTGAGCATCAGTTCGCGGCCGGGGGTGACAAGGTCGAGCGCCGGCTTGACGGTGCGCAGGGTGCCCTTCTTGAAGAACTGGCACGGCCACGACGCGTGGATGGCGTCGAAGCTCTGGACGTAGGCGCGGTCGCGGAGCACGGCGAGGGCGTCGCCCTGGTGGAACTCGTACGGGTAGCGGGGCTGCGGGTCGGTGTCCCAGCCGACGACGTCGAACCCGGCGTTGGCGTAGCCGCGGGCGGCGCCGCCTTGGCAGCAGCAGAGGTCGAGCAGGCGGGGCTTCATCAGGCGGCGTCCTCTCCGGGCGGGTTGACGGTGTGGGCGCCGACACCGGCGGACGGGCTGAACGGGGCCACCACCGGCCGGTCGGGTTCGCCGTAGCCGGCGGCGCGTAGGAGGGTGACGGCGTCGGCGAGCAACATCCGCACCGGGAAGGACCCGTAGGCACCGACCGGGTCATCGGCGGCGAGCACGGCAACCTGGAAGCACGGCATGTACGCCCACCAGCGGCCAGCGTTGGCCGGTCCGACCCCGGCGCGCTGGACGACGAGCAGCCCGACGTCGGCCTTGGCGTTGGTCACCTCGGCGGCGAGTTCGGCCATCCAGCGTTCGATCATCAGGTCGGAGGCGGTGCGGGCCGCGTCGCCGCCCTTCACCTCCCAGCACACGCCGGGGGTGCCGGTGATGTCTCCGGCGTCGAGGGCACCGCGGAGGCTGCGCCGTTCGGCGTGGGGAAAACCTGCCGACTGGAGGTAGCGGACGACGGCGGTCTCGGCCTTTGTGCCGATGTCGCGAGGGCGGCGCTTCACGACTGCACCTCGGTGAAGAACTGGCCGAAGGTCAGGGCGTCGTACCGGTCGAAGGTGCCGTTGACCGCCCAGCGGACAACCCAGTCGCCGAAGTTGGCCTTGCGGCGGCCGTCGGCGGTGAAGATAGTCAGCCCGGTGACGACCAACCCGTCGTCCGGCTTGGGCCCGGCGGGCTCGAAGAACTGCTTGGAGTCGGCCCACTCGTAGACGGCGCGCATGTTGGCCTTGGTGAGCTGGACGGCCTGGACGTGGAGGCCGGCGCTGTTGCGGTAGGCGCGTAGCTCGGGCAGTGGCAGGACGTAGCCGGGGCTGTACTCGCTCGGCTGGTTCGGCTGGGTCATGGCTTCTCCTCAGTACGGGCAGGTGTCGGGGTCGACGACAGCGGCGACGGTCGGGGCAGTGGTGGCGGCGTGGTCGGCGGGGATCCGGCGGTGGCAGCGGTGCTGGGCGAGTACGGGCCCGACGTCGCGTAGTGCGGTGCCGGCGATGCGGCAGGCGTTGCGGTGGACGAGGCCGAGGCGGGTGAGCGTGTAGGTCTGTAGGCCGGCGCAGAGGGCGTGGATCTCGCCGGTCTGGTTGAGCGGGGTGAGGTCGACGCGGGCGAGCAGTCCTTCGGCGTGGCCGGTGAGCACGGGGGCGCCGCAGCGCAGGTGGGTGTCGACCTTGACGGTGGTGGTGATGAGCGGCCCGGTCATCGGGGCTCCCGGAGTTGTCCCGGAGTTGATTCCGGCTGTCCGCGCCAACTCCGGGTCCAACTCCGGGTGGTGTTGTCGCAGGTCAGGGCGTGGATTGACGCCCGTCCCGGAGTTGCCGGAGTTGATTCGGCCGTTCCATACGTGCGTGTGCGCGAGGCGTTGCTTACTTCTTCTTCGCGCGTACGCGTAAGACATCCATTCCAACTCCGGTAACTCCGGTTGATCTTTGGGCATAGTGTCTGACCTGCGGAAACGTGACCCGGAGTTGACCCGGAGTTGACTGATTTCCCGGAGTTGCAACTCCGGGTCAACTCCGGCAGCGGGGCGCTCACGCCTCACCGCCCTGCTCGACCGACCACCAGGTGACGTTCTTGTCGGTGTCGCGCTTGGCGCGCAGGACGTAGTCGCCGTAGAAGCGGTCGACGTGGCCGCGGAGCCGGGCGCTGAGGGCGACGGCGTTCTTTGGCAGGTTGCTCTCGCCGTCGGTGATGAAGTCGCCCTGCCACCGGTCGTAGGTGCTGCCGCCGGTGAACTCGATGTCGGCGGACTGGCGGATGTCGCGGGCGAGCTTGGGGGTGCTGCCGTAGAGGTCGTGCCAGCGGCCCAGGAAGCTGATCCACTCCGACTTCTGCTCGTCGAGCTCGTGCACGGCGTCGGCGTTGGTGAGGAACCCGTCGATGCCGTGGTGGGCGAGGAACCCGCCGGTGGCCGCGGCCCAGGTGGAGAACTGGCGCATGGTGTGGCCGGTGCGGGCGGCGCCGTTGGCGATCCAGTCCATGACGAGGATGAGCAGGTGCCGCAGCAGGATGGTGCGGTTGCCGGGCGTCTTGACCCACCGGTCGAGGTCGGGGATGGCGAACCCGGTGCGCAGCTCGGGGTGCGGCGTCTTCGGGTCGAGGCGGATCAGCACGGTGCGGGTGGCCATGTCCCCGCCGAGTCGGATGTTGTTGCCGGTGGCCAGCCACAGCCGGTCGTTGGCGGCGCTGAACGTCTTGTTGGTGCCGAGCAGCCGGTCGGTCCACACCGGGGTGGTGATGAGCATTGCCAGCACCGGGGAGTCGATGATCTCGCCTTCGCGGATGTTGTCGAACACGACGGTGGGCGCGTTCTCGTCGAGGACCGCGGTGATGGCCTTGCGCTGCTCACCTTCTGAGCGGACCCAGGTGCGGACGCGTTGGCCGAAGAGCAGGCCGATGCCTTCGGAGAGGATCGTCTTGCCGGACGAGGGGGCGCTGGCGCTGATGAGCCCGAACGGTGTGATGGTCCGCAGGTAGGGGCGCAGGATCTGGGCGATGAGCAGACCGATGTAGTTGGCCCGGTCGGCGGGGTCGACCCAGGGGAAGTCGCCGAGGAAGTCGGCGAGCAGGAACCGGCGGGCCTGGTCGACGACGTCACCGCCGGGCTGCTCGGGGATGTGCGGCACGGCGACGGTCGCGGCGTAGTAGAGGCCGGTGGCCGGGTCGTAGCCGGGCTGCTGGAGCAGGGTGCCGTCGGGGCGCAGCACCGGGGAACCGACGATGCCGTGCAGCGCGGGTACGCCGGGCCAGTACCGCCGGGACAGCACCGACGCGAGGGTCCGGGACGGCGGGGTGATCTCCTCTTCGTAGAGCTCGCCGTCGCGGGTCTTCTTCATCCGGTGCGTGTAGGTGTGGTGGGCGAGTAGCGCGGCGAGGCCGTCGGGGCTGATCGCGGTGGAGATGACGGGCAGGGGTGGCTGCTCGGCGGGTGCGAGGCCGGCGGCGGAGCTGTCGCCGGAGACGCGGGTGAGTTCGACGAGTTCGCCGTTGGTGACGTAGGTGTCGGGCAGGGCGCCCTGGTTGATGGCGTCTTGCACCTGGCGGATGGTGTCGGCGTCGCCGTCGAGCTGGATGGACCGCTTGATGGTGTGGTCGGGGGCGGGGATGGCGAGGGCGGCGGTGCCGTCGACCGGGGGCGTAGTGCGGGCGGCGGCCGGCGCCGGTGCGGG